GTTGCCCATCGTACTTCAAAAAGTACTACTGTCTCCCTTCTTAACAAGTTGGGGGGCAGAGCTGTGGGGTTGCCTGATGGTTGGTCGGAAGTATCACTGTCCCAAGACAATCAAGTTCGGAAATGGTCCTGAACAGACTGTTTCTGAGCTGGGATTTGTCCAGTATGCTACTGGTCAGCCAATGGGTGCGCTCAGTTCTTGGGCGATGCTGGCATTTCTTCACCATGCAATCGTTCAGTGGTCCGCCTTTAAGGCGGGCGTACTTACCGCTAATAAACCATGGTACGAGGGCTACGCCATCTTGGGAGATGACGTAGTCATAGCCCGTGATTGTGTGGCCAAGCAATACGCTGGTATCATGAAAGCGTTAGATGTCGGGATCGGAGACCACAAGTCTTTGATCTCAACAACAGGCAAGGCCTTGGAATTTGCGAAGCGAACTTTCCTTAACGGAGAGAACGTTTCAATGGTTCCATTCGCTGAGTTTGTGGTTGGTCGGCTATCACTAGCTGGCCTTCTGGAGCTTGTGCGTAAATATTCATTATCGTTTGGGCAGATGCTATCTGTCCTTGGATATGGGTATCGCGCTAAGGCTTCAGCATCGAAACGCCTCTTCTCGTTACCAAAACGATTGCGCAACTACATTATTACGTTCTACGGTCCTGGAGGGCCTGGTTATACAGGTTTAAAAGGTTGGTTACCATTGAAATCGGTAACTAGCCTATATAAAACTTCGATGACCAGGGTTCAGGGTCTCTGTCGATTATTCTTCGAAAGTGAGGTTAAACTCATTCTTGAATACCTAGATTCTTACTCGGAGCTGATAGCTCTGGCTAAGAAGTTAGGGACGGTCTATAGAGATCGTGAACATTATGGCGCGACACCTCGAGACGCTCTTCGAACAGGGCAACATCCAGGGATTGAAGCCACTACACCTAGTGAGGTGGTGGATTCCTTGAATGAAACCGTGTATCGAGAGTGTTTCTTGGATGTGGTCATAACCGCCCGGGACCTTCGTACTAAGCTAGAGGAAATCTTATTGCCTCAGGCGGCTTCGGAAACGAAGGAGATTGTAGAGGAGGTCTTCTGTCCACCCGAGGGGTGGTACGTTGAGGATGGTCAGTGGTTCAGACCACAGACTTTAGAAGAGTATAATGCTCGACTAGAGGCTGTATATGAGCCAGACCCAAAAGGCACGTGCATCACGGAAGAGGGAGTGGTTCCACATCCTAATCTCGATCTCAGAACTCTTTACTTAGAACACCTTAAGGCAACTGTGTTGCCTGAATGGCATTCTGAGTATGACAATGAGAAAGACTTTAATGAGTGGGTCTCCGCTTCCGTCCGTAAAGGACGTCTGTCCACACCTAACGTACAACCTCGTGTCCCGTTCGCCCCAGTTACGGAGGTTCCTACCTCAGCAGCTGGAGTTCCAGTGGCCCCGCCAGTGGAATATCGAACTCGGATTGTACAGATTGCGAAACCGCAAGATTCTTCGGCTCCGGGCTGCTCCCTTGACTGGGAGAGCCTTGAGAACCTGTGGGCCCAGTTCCGAGAGATCGAAACTGAGTTTGCGGCGTTACCATTCCCAAGAAACATCCAAACAAGGGTATCGGAAGGGAAACCTCCGACATCCGAGTCTAAGATGCTCAAGAGATGGTATCGATACTCTAGTACGTTTAGGGCAACTGTTGACCCAGTCAACAACTCCTAAGGACACAAAGAGGGGTAAGAGGGGACTCTTACTCTGCGGTATCTTGAGCTCGGCTCCGAAGTTAATTGTTAGAACAGGAATTGAAATAGATCACCTACTAATAATTAGTGAAGTGGAATATCCAAATCGCCTGTGTAACTACAGGAAGAGACGCCGAATCGAGGTGATCCAACGTATCGTACCTGAGATCGGCTCTGAAGACGAGTGGGCAAGCTGCCGCTCGATCGAAGTAGAATAACCAAATCGCTCTGGTAAAGTTCCTTAAAACAGAACGTAACAGAGAAGAGACGCCGAATGGGACCCTCCCTGTACGATACCGCGGTAATCCGCGAATACCGTAAGTTAAG